CCCTCCGGGGGGAGTGTGGCTCCAGAGGGTTGGAAGGATTTTGAAGATGATTGGGTCGAGCCGATCCTGCGGCAATCGATGGCGCAGCAGGTCTGGTCCGCGCTGAAACCGGATGAGCGCACACTCGCCCGCCGCGCGGCGAGGGGCTACGTCGCGCACCGCAAGTCGCTGAAGAAACCTCCCAACGTTATCGGCGCGCATTTGTTCCTCAAGGAACGCGATGCCTGGGAGCAATTCGCGAAGCACGCGCCAAGTGGTTCTGGCGATGGGCCGGGAATTTATCCGCAAGATAGTCCAGAAGGCCGGGCGATCGGCATTCTGTACGAGATCGCGGATGTTGCTAGCGCGATACAGCGAGTGATGTTGCGCGGGGGGAATATCCACTACCGCAAGCCGATGACGCCACGACTGGTCGCGCTAGCTCATGCCGGTCCGAAACAGAATTGGGTTGTCCTTGATCACCAGCAAGCCGCGGCATGGGAGGGCCTGCTGCGGGACGCCGTCACCGTGCAGGTTCGCCGCCATCTACGCGCCGCCGACCTTGCTCCCTGGCCTTGGCCTCCGTCTGTCGAAGGAAAACTCTACACGGCATCAACCGATCCGCCCGAAACCCTCATGACCGATACCGACTGGGCCAACATCAAATAACCAACCCCCGGGGCAATCCAGCACATGAACGATCTCAGCCAAGACTTCGCCGCCTTCGTCACGCCTGTCGCGTTGAGCATCCCCGTCGCATCGATCTGGTATCTGCTTCGTTTGCATCCGAACCACGACCTCAAGGCCGAACGCCAGCTCACCGATCAGGGCATCTCGGTCTATGTGCCGAAGGAGCAGAAAACCATGATGGCCAGGCGGTTTCATCGCAAGGTCAAAAAGACCGTCGCGATCTTTCCCGGCACCATGTTCGTCCCCGACTTCGAGGCCGACATCGGCAGGCTCAAGCGCTATGCCTCGGGCGTCGGCGGGTTCGTCAGATACAATGGCGAAGCGCTCAAAGTGCGCCCGCGCGCGATGGAAGAGATTCGCAGGTTCGAGGCCAAGCAGAACCGCGATCCGGAGCGCCGCCGGTTCAAGCCTGCGCAGCAGGTGCGAATTGTGGATGGCCCGTTCGCCCTGTTCGAAGGCCCGATCGAGAAGCTTGACAAGGACTACCGACTCAGCGTTCTAATCCAATGGTTAGGGTGCCTGTCTCCCATCCAGTTCGATGAGGAACAGGTCGAAGCGGTGTAGGGGGCTCCATGGGCCATGCAACGCGCAGACGGAGCAAGGCTCCGACCCGGTCAGGCTCGAAAAATCGAGTCAGGCCCTTTAGAGAGATTCAAGATTTGGTCCCCGCATAAGCGGCTACCCTGTTCTAGACACCGGGGACTCGGAAATGAAAAGGTCCGAGGGGGATCGCCAGCTTGACACGCTCTTAATCCACGGCACCCTGCCAGCACACGGATGAAAGAACGACTTGCACGCCTGATCATAGTCCACATCCTACCTCCAAGCCTCGCCCAAAGCGGGGCTTTTTCATATCCATAGGGTAGCGGCCTAAACCCCCGCTACGCCCCATCGGCGTTTCCTCCCTCAGACTTAAGAGCCGTTCGCGTTTATCCGAAGTATCGCGGGCGGCTCTTCTTTCCTCCATCGAAAGGCCTTCGCATGGGCAAGACCATCGAAATCCGCTTGAGTGACGCGCAACATGCCGCATTGATCGCCGCAGCCGAAGCCTCAGGACGGCATCTGTTCGATCATTGCCGGATGATGCTGATGCAGAACCTCACGACACCAGTGCAGCGCACCATCAAACCGAAATTCGCGCATGGCGAACTATCGCCGACGATCGTCAATGTCGGCTCGGTCGATCGGAACGGCGTGCATCCCGACAATGGCCAGACCTATGGCCGATCTCCGGCGATGGAAGCGCTCCCGGACGATGCCCGCATGTCCCGCATCGAAGACGCCCTATCGCGCCTGACCGAATACGTCCTAGGTGGACAGCAGCCTACCGAACCACAACCACCCGACCTGATCGACGTCGATAGCCTGGTCAGCGCGCAGTTCGCCGAAGCCGAGGCCCAAGGCCTCACCGAATACGTGCCCGATGAGGCAGAACAGCAATTGGCTAGTAGCGGGGTGCGCCCGCTATCGCGACGCCCGATCCCGTTCTCGGCGCATAGCGCGCCACGGCATTTGCGGGAACTCGGATAAACGTGAGAATATCGAATCAAATCAGGAGGCAAATCCGGCAGCACTGAGTCCGGATGATTCCAAATGAGCCGCAAGACAAAGCCCCCACGCGAGCGCCCCGAGCAGCTAAATGACCGTCAGAAGGCGTTCATTCGCGAATACTGTATCTGCCAGAATATCGAAGAAGCGCAGGCCAAGGTTGGCTACAAGGCGCACCACGGCAATGGACGCCGCATTCTCGATGATCCGCGCTCGGCCGCAGAGCTGAAGCGTAACCAGAAGAAGGCCGCCGAGCTGGCCAATGTGCACCTCGCATGGGTGCTATCAAATATCGAAAAGATCGCGGGCGTGAATCTTCACGACGTCCGGCAATTTAACGACAAGGGCGATTTCGTCGGGATCGATATCCAGAAGATGACGAAGGAACAGACCTTCGCGATCTCCGAAATCGGCTTCGACGCCGATGGTCGACCGAAGATCAAGTTCCACGACAAGCTTGCCGCCAACAAGATCCTGAAGGATCACGTCGAACCGCCGAAGCCCCAGCGCATGCGTTTGGAGGGTCGAGACGGTGGACCGGTCGAGGTGATCGATGGGCTCGGAGCCCGCTTGAATGCAGCCCGTCAACGCGCCAAAGGCCAACGATCCGGAAGCGGAACTGGTTGAAGCCATCGCGGGCTTCGATAAGGACCCGCTTGGCTTCGTGCTGTTTGCGTTCGATTGGGGGCAGGGCGAGTTAGCCGGCCACGAGGGCCCGCTCGACTGGCAGCGCGAGATACTGATCGAGATCAGTAACGGCCTGTCGCCCGATCGCGCGCTGCGCCTCGCGGTCGCCTCCGGCCACGGCATCGGCAAGTCGGCGCTGGTGTCGTGGATCATCCTCTGGGCGATGTCGACCTGCGTCGATACGATTGGCGTGGTCACCGCGAATACGGGCGACCAGCTTAAGCAGAAGACCTGGGTGCAGCTTTCAAAGTGGCACAGGCTCGCGATCAATTCACATTGGTTCGCGGTCACATCGAAGGCGATCTTCTCGGTCGATCCCGAGCACGAGAAGACCTGGCGCATCGATGCGGTAACATGGAACGAGACGCGGACCGAGGCGTTCGCGGGCTTGCACAACGAAGGTAAGCGGATCGTCCTCCTATACGATGAAGCCTCCGGCATCCCCGACGTGATCTGGGACGTTTCGACCGGCGCGCTGACGGACAAGAATACCGAGATCATCTGGCCGGCGTTCGGCAACCCGACACGTAACATCGGACGGTTTCGAGAGTGCTTCGCTGGCGGGCGCTTCCATCATCGCTGGAGCAATCGCCAGATCGACAGCCGCAACGTCTCGATCACCAATAAGGCGGAAATTGCCGAATGGATCGAGGACTACGGCGAGGACTCGGACTTCGTTCGCGTGCGTGTGCGCGGTATCTTCCCGCGGGCTGGCACGTCGCAGTTCATCTCCAGTGATCTCGTCAACGCCGCATCCGATCCGAACCGCGACGTCGATGTGTCGCTGTATGATGCACTGGTGATGGGTGTCGACGTGGCAAGGTTCGGCGACGACAAGACCGTGTTCCGCTTTCGCCGCGGCCGTGATGGACGCTCCATCAAGCCGCTCAAGTTCCGGGGACTCGATACCATGCAGGTCGCCGCGCGCGTCGCCGAAGCGTTCGCAATCTACAAGCCCGACGCGATCTTCATCGACAATGGCGGCTTTGGTGCCGGCGTGGTCGACCGCTGCAACTATCTGCATCTGCCGGTGCTCGGCATTGATTTCGGATCTTCGCCCGATCGTGAGATCCAAGGCCGCGAGTCCGGCGTCTGGTACTACAACAAGCGCGCCGAGATGTGGGGCGCGATGCGCGAATGGCTGGTCGGCGGCGCGATCGACAACGACGAGGAATTGAAGGCCGATCTGCCTGCCGTCGAATACGGGTATTCTCTTAAAGGCTCGCGGGACTGCATCGTGCTTGAGAAGAAAGAGCATATGAAGGCGCGCGGACTATCGTCGCCCGACGATGGCGATGCGCTCGCGCTGACCTTCGCGCACCCGGTCGGCGCAACCGACCAGCGCGACAAATACGGCCCTCGCGCCGGCATGGGCCATCAATATGAATACGATCCGCTCAAATGAATGATGTCCGCTGCCTTCACCGCGCCGGCGTCATGCCGATGCCAGAGACCAACGTCGTACCCCGGCGCGATGTCCCGCACCAAGCAGAGGAACGCGATCGGCTGGCCGAATTTCTCGGCGATGCGCTGATGAAGCCGCTCTATCACTCCATGCAGCAGCATCGTCAGATCGTCGAGCAATCCCTCGACACCATGACCATCGCCGAGCGCATCGCGATAGAGATCGAGATGACCGAGCGCAGCAAGGTATTTCATTCGTTCGAATATGATGCTCTGTAAAAGAGAATGTGTGCTTGACTGCGAACTATTGCCTGTGATTCAGTGGTTGTATGGCCACGAATATCAACCGGCATTTCATAGGAGAACGCAGCGGTACGCGGACAATTGTTGAGCGTCGTCCTGCGATACGCCCGGGACATTCGCGTATCTTAGTAAGATGCGACTGCGGCGCAGAGGCTGTCATCAACGCAGGCGCATTCCGAAAGTCAATTAATTGCAAGAAATGTTTGGTACGCATGGGGCGCGCGCCAGGAATAGGCAAGAAGTACGTTGGGCGGCCATGTAAACGAGGGCATCCCGGAGTGAGGTTTGCTTCGAACGGAGGATGTGTCGAATGTCTCCGGACGGCTAAGAAGGATCTTCAACCAAAGAAACGTCAGCGCGATCCCGTGGAGCGCAGCCGCGCACAGAAACGGTATTTAGCGCAAGACGACAAGCGCCAAAAACATATATCTCATATCCGTAATCGTCGCGCAAAGCAAAGGGATGCCGATGGATTTCACACGGGTGAGGAGATTGTAGGGCTGTACCAGCAGCAAAATGGAATATGCTGCTATTGCCAAATCGAACTGAATGGAAAGTTCGAAGCAGACCACATAATGCCAATCGCTTTAGGTGGATCGAACTGGATCGACAATATTCAACTCACCTGCATGCCGTGCAATCGAAAAAAGAATGCGCAACATCCAAATGACTTTGCTCTTCGGATGAATTTTCTTCGGACATAGGCAACATCATGCACCCGAACATCATCGGCGCACTGATCAACTCCGCGCTCTATCTCGCTTGCGTGTTCATCGCGGGCATCGTCACGGCGCATCCGATCGCGTGGAAATTCGCGCTGATCACGATAGGCGTGACGTATCTGAGCCATTACGCGCAACTCGTTCCGCATCTCCCGCGTCAAGTGTCGCTAGCGTTGGTGGGAATCTCCATCGTGCTCGGTCTCACTGCCGGCCTATCGCTCCTGTTCTGAGGATCATCATGGGCTTCCTCGCACCTTCCGCACCGGCGTCGCCGCCGCCCCCGCCGCCGCTTCCTCCGGCCGCCAATCCGGCGACGACCGCAAGCGGCCAGACGCAAGCCGCTGGCGCCCAGGCGCGCGCGCGAGCCGCTGCGGCTGCTGGCGCCGGCATGGCGGATACCAACAAGACCGGCGGCCAGGGTGTCGCCGCGCCGTCGATCGCGAAGGCGCAGTTGTTGGGGCAGACGAGCTGATGTTTGCGCTCTCGATAAATCCGGCCAAAGTGTCGCCCCAGACGACACGCGAGCAGTGGCGCGAGATCAGCCGTTGGCTGCGCACTGCACGTCGAAGAATTATTCGTGAATTGCTGGAGCAGACGTCGTGAAGATCTATCGCGATGTTCAAGTTCGGATGTTTAGCGGTCAGGTGCGCCCCGGCTATCCCGGCGAGTGGTGGCTGATTAAATCAGAGCCATGGAATGCCAATACGCATCTGTTGATGCGTACATGGATTCGTGTCGCCTGATGCTCGACGTCGCCTCGACCTCCCGCATGGAATTAGCCAGCGCGTCGCTGCTCGCCGATGCGCCGGCAATGGCGAAGCAGCAACGGTACGCTGAGAACCAGAAATGGGAGGACGAGCGTCAACAGCTTGAGTCGAGACTTTATGGTTTAAGGACGTGGCGCCTGTCATGGTGGGAACATTGGGCCGCGCTGGCTAACGCGATTCTTCCGCGTCGATATCATTGGCTCATCACACCGAATACAATGACGCGCGGCCTCGCGATCAACGGCGCGATCAAGGATCCTACCGGCGCGCAAGCCGTGCGCGTCTGCACCGCCGGCCTTCGCTCCGGCATCATGTCGTCATCGCGGCCGTGGTTCAAGATCAAGCCGGGCCTGCGCAACTTCAAGCCGGACCGCGCCGCGCAATTGTGGTTCGAGGATACCCAGGACCGCATCTATCGCGTGTTCGCCGGATCGAACTATTATCAGACCGGCACGCAGATGTTCGAGGACCTGACCGTCTTCGGCACCGGTCCGAAGCTGATGTACGGCGACAAGGACTCGATCATCCGCTGCTATAATCCGTGCGCGGGCGAATATTATTTGGCCTGCGGATCGGACGGCCGGATCAATTCGTTCTATCGCACCTATGTGCAGACCGTGGCGCAACTGGTCTACGGCGTCGGGCTGGAGAACTGCTCGCCCGACGTGCAGGGCCTCTGGGAGAACAAGGGCGCCTCGCTCGAGACCGAAGTGATCGTTGCTCACGCGATCGAGCCGAATTTCTCCTTGAGCATGCCCGGCATGGCAGGCAATCTCGGCAAGATTCCCGGCAACTTCACCTATCGCGAGGTCTATTGGGAGTGGGGCCGCAACAGCCTGAAGCCGCTCTCGAAGGTCGGCTACCGCGAAAAGCCGTTCATCGCGCCGCGCTGGGCGACCACATCGAACGACGCCTATGGCCGCTCGCCGGGCATGGATGCGCTGCCGGACATCCTGCAGCTCCACACCATGACGGTGCGCCAAGCCGAAGCGATCGAGAAGATGGTGCGGCCGCCGATGCTGGCGGATGTGTCCCTGAAGAACCAGCCGTCATCGATCCTGCCGGGTCGGGTGACCTACGTACCGGACGTCTCGAAAGGCATGAAATCCATCTACGAGATCAGGATGGATCTGGATCATATGTCCAAGCTGATCGAAAAGATTGAAGGCCGCGTCGAGAAATGGTTCTTCAACGATCTGTTCCAGATGATGGACAACATCCAGGGCGTGCAGCCGCGCAACGAGATGGAGATCGCGGAACGCCGCGGCGAGAAGATGCAGGTGCTCGGACCCGTGGTCGAAGGCATCGAGAACGAACTGGCCGACGACATCCGTCGCTGCTTCGCGATCATGGCGCGGCGCAATATGATCATGCCGAAGCCGCAGAGCCTGCTGGGAATCCCGCTCGATATCGAGTTCGATTCCATGATCAATGTGGCGCAGCGCGCGGCCGAGACCGCGGCGAGCGAGCGCATCATCACGGTGGTGACCAACCTCGACAAGGTCTATCCGGACAAACATATCGGCGATAACGTGAACTGGGATGTCACGGTTCGCGACTACATGGAGAAGGGCAATTTCCGCACTTCGAACATGAATTCGGAAGACGATGTCAAGGGCATCCGCGAGGGCCGCCAGAAGGCTAATGCGCAGGCCGCGCAACAGGCGCAGCAGGCGCAGGCGATGACGCATACCGTGCCGGCCGTGGCGGGCGCCGCCAAGGATGTCGGCGATATCCAGCCGGGCGGGCTGTTGAATGCGCTGCAGATCATGCAGGGAACGACGCCGGCGAATCCGGCGAGTGTGCCGCAGGGCTGAATGATATAGAGATCGTCGCGGCTACGGCGATCATGGAGAGCGACATGAGCGAGATGATCGATCGGATAGCGCGAGCAATGGCTACCGCCAACAGTGGCGGGGATTATTGGGACGAAAAGAGTGAGGATGGGGACGGTCGCGGGTATCTCGGCAAGAACGAATATCGAATGATGGCCGTTGCCTCGATCGATATGATACGTGAACCGACGGACGCGATGATCAATGCAGCGATGGCGCCTTACAGGCACGAGATTGACGAAAAAATGCGCGCGGCATTCGATGAAACGATCCGAGGATATTGGCGCTCCATGATCGATGAGATGCTGAAATGACCGATCAGAAAATTGCCGCTGCCGTGCTTGCAATCGTGGCTGCCATCCCACAGGAGAGGCCACCGACGCCAATAGAAGCGGCAGCGCTTGCCGCTGGCATAACGCTGCTGACCAACCTCCTGCAGAACATCAACGCCATCGCGCAGGCGAGCAAACAGTCATGACCGACGAAATCCTAGGCCCCGACGGTCTCCCCGCCGCAGCACCCGAACAACTGATCGAGACCGATACCAACGGCGATCCGATCCGCCAGGGCTCGCTGATGGACGAACGGCAGAGCTATGAGAGAGTCATCGAAGGCCTCCGCATGGTCTCGGACGCCTGCGCCCATCTGATCCGCCACGAGCCGCTCAAGGCCGACTACTGGCGCGGCTTCATGACCAAGATGGATCAGGCGCGGCGCATCTGCGTGCAGTATGCCGGCCTCGGCCTCGTGCTCAGGGAAAACGAAACACCGGAACTGCGCGGCGATCCGCTGCCGTGGAAGAAATGCCGCCAGCGGTTTCTGGAGGGCGTGGAGCAGGCCGCAGGCGGTTGTCGCCAGATCGCGACGTGTCACCGCGGCGATCTCTGGTGGTCGACGATGGCCTCGACCTTGGACGATCTCGCGCGCAAGCTTCACGCGATGCGCCGCGCGGCGGTCAAGAAGGCGGTGCAGCAGGCACCGGCGCTGATCCTGCCGCCGGGATATACGAGGCATTGATGCACTTGTCGTTCTCGTTCGGAACGCGAAATCATTCGCCGACACGATTCAAGAAGTATAGCGATCCTGGCCATCGACATTGGGTCACCAGTTGGCGCTGGTTCGTCTTTACATTCGGTTACTACTATTGACCTTCCCGCCCGTGCGGCTACGCGGGCGCGCTGCGATCGCAGCAAACAAGCGCGATGAAACGAAACCCCGGGCTTCATCGTCCGTCGGCGAAGCTTCATCGCTTCCCCCTGACTGTCGCGCAAGGGCTTAGCCGGCCGGCGGACGATGGAGAGCAGTATGTATAAAAAGAAGGCTGATCCGCTTCCGGCGGATGCGCGTATTGATGCGCTGATCGCTCGTGTCAATGAACTCGAAGGGCACATGGTGCTGCTCAATAGCATCGTGAAGACCCTTCAAAAGCAGATGACGGTTCAGGATGTGCTGGCGCCGCACATCTCCACGTTGAGTGTGATGATCAACAAGTTCGGCGAGACCTTCAAGGAGGTGGATGAGGCGAAGCGCGAACTGCTTTCAGCTATCGATGCGGCCCAGATATTGATGCGCGACCTGTGAAACCGATCCCCTTCTCCATCAAACGCGAGAACGGCATCGTCTGGATCGATGCCGCAGCCGACGCCGCGTTCCGCCAAGCGCTGATGGACGGTGTCCCGATCAATCTCCGCGGCAAGATGCGCGAGGCATTGGCTGCGACGCCGGACAAGGGCGCGATGGCGCATTCGGTTCGCTACTTCGGCGATGAGTTGCAGGAGATCAAGGCGCAGATCGCACCGCTGATGATGGAACTCAACCGGATGCTATCCGAGAGCTTCAACCTGCCGGGGCTGTACGATTGGCTCGACGCCACGAACTATGGCAATGATTATCGGCTAATCAAGGTGTTCAAGGCGTGGAGCGAGATGGTGTTGTCGAGACCTCCAGCGGGAGTGCTCCAATGAAAACACCCGTATTCGACGCTGATCACAGGATCCTCGGCTATCTCGAACACAGTGATGCCGTCGTGACGTATCAGAGCTTCCCTCTGCGATGCCAGTCGGAGTCGATCTGTAGGGCCAGCATAATTGGAACGGAAGTCACGACCACAGTAGATTCGGTTCAATTCCAATGGGGCGCGCTTTGCTCATCGCGATCGCTTGACGAATATTATCGTTGCCGAGTGTTGATCGCAGACAAGCCGGAACTGCTCGGTCGGATCAATGGATTTCGATGGTTCGCCGAAGAACACGGCGAGCGCATAGTAGCCGCGCAGGCTCATGCCTGACGATCCGCACGAGACCTTCGACGCCGCCGATCCCGCCGCCGAGGACAACGCCAAGCGCGACGCCGCGCGGACCGCCCGCGAAGATGCCGACGTGTTGCGCGGCATCATGCATACCAAGCAGGGCCGCGCCTGGCTGTTGCGACAACTCGATGCCTGCCATATCAACAACTCGCCGTTCGCGGCAGGGCAACCGGATGTGACGGCCTATCATCTCGGCGAGGAAGCGGTCGGCAAGCGCTTGCTGATCGCCGTGATGGCGGCTTCGGTCGACCTCTATATGAAGGCGATCAAGGAAAGCCAGGAAGAAGAAACGCGGCTGAACGAAGTGCGCAAGAAGGAACGCGAGAAGCGCGAAGAACGCGATGCGCCGACCGATGTGCGGGATCTGGTGTTTCCGCTGCCGCCACCTGCGGGATTTCCGGGCGGACCACCGCTGCCGAAGAAGAAGTAAGTATGGCTGCGGACGAACCTTTCAACACGGCGAAACTTGCCGCCGTCCTGTCCGATGGCCGGATCATTGACGTGATGATCAAGAACTTCGGCTGGGACGAGGCGACCGGCAGCTATGTGACCGAATGGTCATTCGAGGGCATCAAGAGCGTCTCGCGCTTCGCGACGATCAAGCATGAACCGCAATTCTGCTCCGAGCCAGATGTCCGATTGTGCCGCGATTACGAACATCTCGAAGCCGCGATCGAAACACACTGCGGTTGCGAACTAGACGATCTTGAGGAGTTCTGATGCTCTACCGTTCCTTCATGCAGAAATATCGCCCGCTGTATTCGCCCGACGAACCAGTGGCAGCAGCCAGCGGCGATGCGGGCGCGGCGGGGGGGCTTGCGAGTGCGCCGGCAGCCGGCGATGCCCCGCCGACCCCAGCGCCAGCCGACGCCTCGGCCGCAAGCGTGGCCGCGCCCGCCACCGATGCGCCGGTGGAAGCCGCACCGAAATCCGAGCCAACGCTGCTGGAAGCGGCGAGTGGCAAGAAGCCCGAAGGCGATGCCGCTGCGGGCGACAAGAAAGACGACCCGGCCCCGGCCGAGGCTGCCAAACCTGACGCGGATGCAAAGACTGAGGGCGACAAGCCCAAGGACGATGCTGGCAAGAAGGAAGAGGCCGCCAAGACCGACCCGGAAACCAAGGATGCCACGGCCGATGCGCCCCCGGCTCCGATCCAGTACGAAGCGTTCAAGCTGCCCGACGGCGTCAAACTCGACGATAAGGAACTCGGCAAGTTCAGCGAGTTCGCAGGCAAGTCCCAGATCCCGCAGGATGTGGCGCAAGGCCTGATCGATATGTACGTCGCCGAACGGCAGAACGATGTTGTCCAGGCTCAAGCCGAACAGCGCAGGGTCTGGGATACGCTCAATGATACGTGGAAGACCGAGCTACGGAACGATCCGGAACTCGGCGGCAACCGGCTCGAAACATCGCTCGCGATGGCGAAAGCGGTTGTCGAAGAATACCTGCCGCCAGGCGAACAGGCCGAATATCTCGCGCATCTTCGCAACAACGGCATGGGCAACTACAAGCTCCACGTGAAATTGTTGCACAACATCGGCAAGGCGATGAACGTGTTCGAAGACGGCATCATGCCGGCGCCGGCCACGCCGCCGAAGGCCTCCAAGGGCCCCGGCAACCGCGGCTGGTATCCGAACAGTCAGAACAAGGCGTCCTGATACCCCTCTAATCCTCATCATCTGCGCGGCTACGCAGGTTCACGCGCGACTTCTTTGATCCGGCACACCCCGATCATTTGGAGTCGAAATTCATGGCTTTCCTAACCCTCGCAGACATCGGGCGCCGCATGGATCCCGATGGCAAAATCGCCGACATGGCGGAACTGCTGTCTCAGTGCAACGAGATGGTGGACGACATGCCGATGGTGGAGGCCAACGGCCTCACCACGCATGTGACCACGGCGCGGACCTCGCTGCCCAAGGGCACCTATATCCGCTACTATCAGGGCACGGCCTACACCAAGTCGAACGCGGCGCAGATCGAGTTCGGCATGTCGCTGCTGCGCGACTATTCGCAGATCGATAAGGAGCTCTGCAAGCTCGGCGGTCAGGAGAGCGTCCAGCGCGAGAAGGAGGACGTGGCCCACATGGAGGGCCTGTCGCAGCAGCAGTCCACCACGCTGGTCTACGGCAACTCGTTCACCACGCCGGAACAGTTCACAGGTTGGGCACCCTTCTACAATACGGTCTCGACCGCGACCGGACAGAACGCCGTCAACGTATTCGATTGCGGCGGCATCGGTTCGTCGAATGCTTCGATCTGGCTGATCGGCTGGGGTGAATCCACCGCCTACGGCATCTACCCGAAGGGCTCCAAGGGCGGCCTAGTATTCGAAGACAAGGGCGACGTCGTCCCAGGCTTCGATGCCAGCCAGAACCGTTTCGAGGCCTACACCTCGCTGTTCCAGTGGCAGCTCGGCCTCGTCGTCGAGGACTGGCGCTACACGGTACGCCTCTGCAACATCGACACCACGACCGCGGGCCTGCTCGGCCCGATGCCGCCGGACATCTTCGCGATCCTGTCGCGTGCGATCGTGCGCCTGCCGACCGCGGGCCGCACCATCTCCGGCATCACCAAGACTGATGCGCCGGACAAGATGGCGCCGTCGATCCGCCTGAAGATGTACTGCGATCGTACCGTTCGAGCGGCGATGGATGTGCAAGCGATCCGCGACAAGAACGTGCTGTTGTCGCCGACCGATTACGCGGGTCGGCCGATCGTGAACTGGCGGAACGTGCCGATCGGCGTGCAGGATTCCATGCTGAACACCGAAGCGCGGGTGGTGTGATGACGGATTATCTGCTCAAGTTCAGCGGGGTAACTCCCGTGACTAATCCGGACGGCAGTATCACGCTTGATCTGACGCCGCCGGCGCTTCCACCGAACAGGATCGCAGTCGTCGGCATCATAGCGATGTCGACCAACGTTTCTGGAGCCTCGGTGCCGCTTCCGGGAGCAGAAGTGGGAGATGTGGTGTCGTACATCGCGGTGCTTCAAGGAAGCACTTCTGTAGGAGGCCCCACCCAAAACCTCTCAACCTTCTTCGAGACAACGATCAGCGTTGCCGGGCATATCCAGCAACTTGGTCCGATTAGTCCGACAACGATACATGATGACGACACGGCGCTCGTCATCCTCACCCGTGTCAACTGAACACAGAAGGACATCCTCGCATGGCTCTCATGGACCAGAATTTGGTGCTCGACTCGAACCAGGCCATCACGGCGACCAGACAGTCGATCAATTGCTACGACATCTTCACCGGCAACACGCTGCTGGTGTCCTCCGGCGCTGCCGGTGGCGCATACACCACGACCGGCATCATCGGCAATGCCGCCACCTTCGGCGAAGACCTCGGTCTTGGCCGCGGTAAGGGCACGCCGCAGATCGAAGTATTCTCCGGCGCCGGCACGCCGATCACAGCCACTTCGCTCGATATCCAGTTGCAGGGCGCACCCGACGGCGGCACCGGCCAGACCAACGGCCTGACCTACGTCGCCTATATCGGCACCGAAGCGATTCCGATTGCTTCGATCCTGGCGTCGTCACGGCTAGCCCGCTTCGACTTCCCGCAGCGCCGGGTCGGCGCCGCACTGCCGCGCTTCATCGCGCTGAACTACGTCGTGGCGGGCGCGAACTTTGCGGGTCTCACCGTGACCAGCTACATCAATCTGGGCGGCACGTCGGCGCAGACCACGCTCGGTCAGTACGCCAGCAACTATTGATGCGAGCATGAAGCTGGCCGCTGTGAACGGCGGCCAGCTTGCCCTTTTCCTCTTTCCCGAAGGTAACCCCATGGCCGACGAAACCCCGAACGAATCCAAGCGCGATGCGCGCCGCGGCGCCGATGCCGACAACGAAGCGCGTCTCGCGCGCTATGGCTACGCTGACGTGCCCGAGGTGTTCGCGATGCAGAATCCGGACCGCTCGATGATCCAGGAGCGGCAGGCCTGCTATCAGTGCGCGACCGAGGGCTTCTATGGTCGCGGCATTACCGGAACCTATTACCAGGAAGGCGACATCATCGTCGCCGAGTTCACGCCGAATGATCAGATGGTGCCGCTCAACCGCGCGGCCGCTCTGAAGATGATCGCTTGGCGCGAAAGTCTGCCGCAGAGCAAGGCGCCGATCGATATCGGCGATATGTCGGAAGCAGCCCAGATGCTGGCCAAGGATCCTCGTGTCACCGATCTGCCGCCAGAGGAATATCAACGCGCCGTGACCGATCTCGCCACCCGCCTGAAGATCAAGCGGCTCGGCAAGGACGCTCTCGATCTGCCGCAGATGTCGTCTCACAACTTCGCGCCATTGTCCGGAAGCAAAGCACCGCCGATCCTCGGCGCGAAACTCTCCGACATGGCCCAGCGCGGCCCGGGCTTCAATCATCCCTCCGCACCTGGCGCCACCGCTGTCGGCGGCGTGCGTCGTGTCACTTCCGCTCCGGCGCCGCTCGGCGGCAATCCGCAGCGCTGACCGCAATCAACCCGTCACCCTCTCACATCAGGAGCGCCGCTTAGCGGCGGGATCGATCATGAAACACTTCCGTATTGCTTTGGTCGCGGCGCTTGCGTTCGTCGCGTCATTTGGCGCTGCATTGGCGCAGAGCTCCAATCCATCCAACTGCACGCTCTCGGGCTGTCAGCAGTCATGGACGCAGAACGGCATTCAGTCGTTCGTGCGGACGTACAAGTATTCGTCGCTCGGAAATACTCCGGCTGCGGCGCCGACCGATCTATTCACGATCGCAGGCGCTGCCGGCAAGGTCATCCGAGTCACCAAGATTGTGGTGGGCGGGGCCGCCGGTACGCCGGGGAATCTCAATCCGCTGATCATCCGCCGATCGGCCGTGGATACGGGGGGCACGTCGACCAATCCGGCTGCGGTATCGCGCGACACCACCAATGCCGCGGCGACTGCGACGCTGACGCTCTACACCGTCAGTCCGACAGGTCTCGGCACGACCGTGGGCACACTTGATTCGTGCCGTCTGTATCTACAGACCACAACCGTTGGCGCACCCGATGTGTGCGCGTTCACCTACGGCGTAAACAATGATCAACTCATAACGTTGCGTAGCGCGACGGATGTTCTCGCGATCAACTTTGCGGGCGCCACGGTGCCGGCGACCGGGATTGTCGACCTTGATGTCGAATGGACCGAGGAGCCGTAAACCATGCGCATCATTGCTCTCCTCATCGCATTCGTTTTCATTGTGGTGACAACGGTGCCGCAATCATGCGCGGCGGCAACGAACAACAAGAAGGTCGCCACGGTGAAAAATAAAACGGGCTTGATCAAGCGGAAATAGCCATGCCGAGCGTCAGCAAGAAACAACACAACTTCATGGAGGCCGTGGCGCACAACCCGGCCTTTGCGAAGAAGGCTGGCGTGCCGCAGAAGGTCGGCAAGGACTTTGCTGCGGCCGATAAGGCGAAGTCGAAGAAATCCCGTTCCGAGAAGTGGTACGACAAAAAAGGCTAAATCGATGGCCAAATCGAAGAAATGGATCGGGGGCGCCGTCAAACATCCGGGCGTCGAAAAGGCCCGGGCTCAACGCAACGGCATCTCGACGCATCAGCAACTCGAACGGGATGCGAAATCAAGCAATCCGACATTACGAGGCCGCGGCAACCTCGGCCTTCGGTTTGAAAAAGGCGGCGATCTGCACGCCGGGAAGAAATCGCGCTCGACGCGCTGGTACGGCAAAAAGGACTGATCGCGATGGCGAAGGACTGGTACGGCAAGAAGGGCGACAAGGACAAACACTCCGAGAAGAAGGAAGAGTCGAAGCCCGAAGGCATGCACGAACGCCATTCCCGCGAGCGCGGCGAAACGCATGGACGTCACGCCAAAGCGCGCGAGGACATGAACAAGCAGCACGAGGAAGAAATCGCCTCGATGGCCGCGCGCCACGCCGACGAAGCGGCCGCCAGCCCCGGCGGCAATGATGGCGCGCCGGCTGCGCCATCGCTGGTGCAGGGCGCGGCGGGCGGTACGCCGCCCGTGGTGGCAGGCGCGACGCCGGCCGGCGCGGCTGCGTGAACTGCCTGGATACGTTCCCGCGACGCTATTGCTCGAACTGCGCGTTCTGGGCCTCGTTCAGCCAGATGCTCGCGACCGACGCGGATGGCCTGATCCTGCGGGTCTGCAGCGCGCACGATGCCCCGACCCGCGGCAGCACGTCCTGCTCCCGTCATCAATGGAAGGTGAAATAAGCCCATGGTCAGCCTCGCCAAGACGCCGCAGGAAATGCAGAAGGACGTGGCCGATATGCCGACCGCTGCGATCGCCGGCAACAAGGTTTCCGGACCGGAATATCCCTACGGCTGCTGCATCTCGCTTGACGACGAAACACTCGACAAGACCGGCCTTGGCGGCGACATGCCGGCAGCGGGCGAAACCATCCGCTTCACGGCGATGGCGAAGGTCACCTGCGCCAGCGTGCGCGACGAGATCGGCACCGATGGCACGACCAAGCAATGCCGGCGCGTCGAACTGCAGATCACGGACATGGACGTGATGGGCAGCGCGGTTGAGGATCAGATCGCCAAGTCCGATGCGCGCCGCAAGCGGTTCTATGGCGGCGATGACGATGGTGACGAAGACTGATCCGCGTCCAGAGGTCCTGCTCTCAAAATTGCTCGCGCTGCATCTCGATCTCGCGATCAAGCGCTACAAGGAACCCGACATCACCATGAGCAAGATCCTCGAAGCGGCGAATCTGGTGGCTGAGCGCAAGAAAGCCTACGACGACCGCGCCCAAGCGATCATCGACGGCGTGCCGCGGCTGGATACCAAGGCCAACGCGGCATTCGAACGCCCGGAAGGCGTGATGGCAACCGCCGAACAGGATTTCAAGGATCTGCAC